GTTGAGGTTGGTTTTTTGTGGCATCTCACACCGTTTCTAACTTGTGGAACTAAATTAGAATTCAATTACTAGTTTGATGTCCTCAATTTGGTCAGGAGCTCTAGTAATCTGTCTTCTATTCTCTATGTATACGACCTCACCTGAGTTTGGCTCAAGTTCGGGGTTAGCAAGACCACCAGTAAACTGAATATCAGAAACGATACCATTCTCTGTACTAGCAATAGTTCCAGAGGCAGTAGAAGAAGCACCAACAACTGCATCGGTGTTATTTGATACAAATGGTCTTACGACACCACTATCAGCGTGTAGAGAAGGTGTCTGGAAATACTTAAGAATACCATTTGCAGAATCCCACGAAACAACAGTTCCATAAGAAGTTTCAGAACCTACGGTTTGGGAAATTACTTCATCCGCAACGTAGTCAGCGGTAGCACCATTGATTTTCAGAACTCTTGTTCCGCGAAGTGTGCTATCAGAAGCAAATGTTGTTGAACCGTATACATATGGGTCTTGAATAATACCAATGCGACGGAAGTCGTTATCAACAGGGAAATCACCAGAACCTTCGTCATAGGTTAGGCGAACACTGGTCATGACTCTCTTAGCAAAGAGTTCGTTCTCTGCGTCAGAACCGTGACCACCTTTTGGTGAGATAATTGCTTCAATTGCAGCATTTCCACCGAAAGCACTTGCTGCTGCTGTTAAAGCAGCATCTGTAAAGACTTTACCAGTCTCAAGGATGACATTACCATAACTGTAACCAGAACCTACTGCTTCCATAGATGCTGAGGTAACACCACCGCTACCGTCTGTCTCTAGTTTTACAATAGCACCAGATCCATCTCCATATACAGGAGTGTAAAGAGTTGCTGATAGTGGAAGACCAGTTCCTGCATCTTTAACAACTGCAACATCAATAGAACCATCAACTGCAGCAGCTTCAACTGCAACTCTAGATGCTTCACCTGCTGCAGCAATAGGCATGAAGTCAGAAGATAGGAATGCAAGAACATCACCTGTTGTCAGGGTGTACATGTGCTTCCAGATGTAACCAGCGGTTCCTGTTGGTTCTGTAAAGATACCATTTGCAAATGTTCCTTGACCAGCAACTGGTTGGGAAGTTGGTTCGTAGGTTGCGTTAGCACCAGTGTTACTATTATACTCTCCATTATAAAGGCACTTGAATACCTCATATCTGGAGTTCATTACATAGAATTTGGATGTAGATAGAGACGTTGCACCTAGTGCTGTTTGCTTACCAATTGCACCGCCACCACCAGGAGTTGGTGCGTAGCTAGGACGGTACATGTCAAACTTTGGATTCAGTGACAAGTTCCAGTTATAACGAGGAGCAACTAGACGTGCAAATGCTGATGTAATACGCTTGGCAGCAATCATCTCATCAAAAATGCTTTGCTTCTCACTAGCATTATCTAGAGGAGCAGGGGGTGCATCTTCAGTTCCGTATCTATACACACCAGACTTAGCAGTAGCACCACTGGTTCCACCAGTAACTGTAGTGCCAAATGCTGGGGTTGTTGTTGGTGTTGGTAGAATTGTGTTTAGAAGAATGCTATTGCTGTGTACTTCAGCAACAACGCCACTCCATCCACCACCACTGACAGTCTCACCAACTTGGAACGTTCCACTTACGTTAAAAATCTCAAGGTATGCGTCCCACCTTGACGACCTTCCAACAAAGAAGTACATTCTAGTACGATCTGTGTCGGCGTCGTTAGCACCTTCACCGAGAGATTCTAGGAATTGCTTCGCGTTGAAAATCCTAAACTTTTCTGAAATAATAGCTGCCATAGCACTGGTCTCTGTATAGTAAGACTGAATCCGAGTTATTTATATTTATTTATAGGGCGTTTCTTATGTACTCCCCTGTAAGGTGCTCCTCAATAGGAGTTCCAGCAACTCCACGAGTACAACCCAAGAAACGATCACTTAGTTTACTTGTGTAACTAATTTGCTCTCTGCCAACTAAGATTGTTCCTGAAGAAGCAAAATTAGTTGTATTCGCATATACAACTGCGTTAGTTGCAACATACCCAGCACCACCTTCTGCTGGTAGATCTGAAGTATCTAGTTGAGTTAGATAATAATTAATTGATGGATATGCAAGATTGAACACTCTATTTGGATTGCTTGGATCAAAAGTTCCATCTGCATTGAGTTCAAAATACTCAAGGTCTTGTAGAGACACTTCTGAGATAGGATCTCCAGACGCGGAAATAATATCTCCAGTATTCATAAACTTAGCAGTTTCCCATTGAGCAAATCCGTAAGAGATTGATCCAACTGAAGGTGCGAAAGATCTTGCTCTTGCAACCTCAACAGATAGTGATGGTTGTGATATAATTGATCTATCAAGTTCTAATGTTGTAATACCACTTGAAGATGGTTGTGATTGTGGCATTACAACTTCACCAGTTGAAGTTGGGTTGAATAGAATATACTCCCTTGAAATGGAAAGTGGAGTTGCATCTATTTGCTTTTGGATAATCAACTGAATATCAAATGAAGGAATTGTAACTGAAGTTACAAAAGAAGTCTGCATCTCAATGCCAGTAGCAAACTCAAATGTTGTAGTTGCAGCAACTGGTGATTGTTGTTGGATTTGAGATCCGATGACTAGATTTACTAGACTATCAACTTTTCTTCCTCTCTGCTTAATGATGTCATATTGTCTTGCGGTAACAACCTTTGGAGAAGATGTATATCCAGATCCTGGGTTTGTAATTACAATATCAATAATTTGTCCACGAGAGACAATAACTTCTGCCCTGGCACCACCACCATTTTGATCTACAGGAATAAAATGTAAAATTGGTGGAGTATCATATCCATACGCTGTTGTTGGTTGGATAATTCCTTCATCAAACAGCAATTGCAAATCTTTCTTATTCCAAGTTAGAGAAGAAACCTGACCATTTTCAATGGAACATGTTACGCTTAATCCAACTCCTCTGGTATCCCCATTGTAATTAGTTGTTACAATAGATCCAAAGAAGTCATTTGATACATCTTCACCTGGACGATAATTTTTAGGACTTACAAATTGAGGTAATTCATTTACAGTTCTGTAAGACTCTTCTCCACTGATCTTGATAATATCACCAGCATTTAAGTTTGCTAAGAGATTTTTCTTAACATAGAACGATTCATCTGCTTTCTTAGTACCATACAACCACTTGGTTGCATTTCGCTGCATCTTATAGTCATTATCTTCATCTCTGGCAACAGTAATTGTATTCGTAGTAAAATCTAGTTCATACTCATCACTGAAATCAGATGTTCCTGAGAAGAAGATAGAAGAATTATCTAGATTTGGGTTGATACCAGCAAACGTAATTACTAAGGTATTAGCAGTTGTTGAGTATCCTTTGATATTACCGATAAATCTCTTGATACCACCAACTTTTTGGTATGCAACTTGATATCCATCATATGATGTGTTATACCAAGACTTCCAATCATTAAACGTATTTGCTGATCCAGCATCACATGTTAGGGTGAGTTTGTTGTAATATGTGTTTCTCTCAAAATCATATAACGTAATAGTTTGCTCAGTATCTCTACCATAAAGTAGAATAATTTCTACTTTATTATCAATAAAGATTTTTTTAGTAAATGTAATTGCAGGACCATTGATGGAGTAAGATCTAGTATCTCTCTGAAGAACACCATCAATGAATACAAATGCAAATCTTGGATCATCAATAGTCTTGACTTTTAGATCGTCTGAGTCTAAAATTAGGAATGGTCCTGCAGATCCTGTTAGAATGCCAGAAGTATCAATTTCACAGCGTAAGTAGTTACCAACACTGTGAGCAAAGAACTTCTCAACAGCAAGTGGTTCTTGTACTGTCTTGGTATTGTCTTCCTGACCCCAAATAGGAGGTGTAGCAAATACTACTTTGTTTGGTACGGATGTTCTATCAATACTGTAAGCAGTTTCATGTTGGAGAACACCACTCAATGCAATGAATAGATCTTCTTTTGGATCTGTTGATACAGGTGTACCATCTTCATAGTATAAGTCAAAAATAGTATTCTCATTATCAATGTAGTCTGGGTATGAGACAGACGCAGTTCCCTCTCCAGTTGTGAGAGTTGTTCTGATGTTTTCATACAAAGAATCCAGTGCTGAAGCGACTTCTTCGCATTCCTTGAGAATACCATTTACCAGTTGTGGGTCTGGTAGAATATTGATATTAGTATAAGATCTGAGTGTAGTCCAGTTTCCTGTTGAATTTGGATTTTGTGGAACAACAGCAATTCTATCTGGACCACCCTCTAGAGTGTCCTCTACAATTTGTGCAAATGTAGTGATAGTGCTCTCAACTTCGGCACAATATGGAGCAGTAGTATCAACTCTTACAAGAGGATCAGTTGCAGGTGCAATAATGGTATTACCTGAGATTTGATTTCTCATAGCAAGAATCATCAGATCTCTTGCCTGATTGTAAGCATAGATTGTTTCTCTCAATTCACCTGCAACATGGTTCAGTTTATAATTGTTAAAATATGAATTTGCAAACTCAATTACTTTTTCATTGCCACCATAACGTAGACAGTAGACAACAGCGTCAACTAGTAGTCCAGTATCTCTAAAGCAGAAATCTTCTGCTTTTACCCAAGACTCAATGCCAGTATTCTTAGTAAGAGTTGGTTTTTGGTTATTTGTAATAGCAGAGATTAGAATATCAAATAGTGTAGTAACTGCAGAATTTACATTATTGCATTCTGGAACAAGGATGATATTTGCATCTGTATATGTTCCTCTATTATTAAGTGCCTCAATACACAACTCTCTTGCATATTCAAATGCGTATACCGACTGGGTTCTCTCGCCATCTAGTGCGTCGTGATTGTCAAAGTATTGATTTGTGACTTCAATTGTCGTTGAGTTTCCGCCACGTGCTGTATCCTCAGCGACAGCAGCGACAATGATCTTAAGATCTCTAGCACACTTATCTGTAGCGTACTCAGCACCAAAGGTTGTTTCAAGTTCTGTGATTGTTTGTGAAACGATATCCTGTAAATTCTCATAGATCAATCTCCTCGCATCTTTAAATCTATAAGCAGATTCTGGAACACCAGGATATGTAAAGTTTGGAAACTCATTGTAAATTCTGTGTGTTGCCTCTCTCTGAATATTAACCTTATTTGCTTCAATTAAAGTTGAAGCATCGTAGAATGTACCAGTGTTGATACCACTCCAAATAAATGTCATCTGAGCATTGTCAGATGGTAAGACACCTGTTGATGGTGTGATTGCATATCTAAATCCAGATCCTACTTGTAGGAACACCCCTGGTGCAATTTGAATAATTGAATTCGTCGTATCTTCGTCTGCTGTAGTTGTTTCATCACTTAGCAGAGTATTTACAGATGCATTTGATAGTGGAAGTGAATTGTTGCTAACACGAATTGTTCTTCCATCTAGAATGTGTGTAACAGTAGTTCCTTCTGGGAATGCTCTGCCAGCACTGATCTTCATGCCGATGGCAATATTGTCAGTATTGCTGACTGTTACCTCATTTGTTCCTGGTGTCCAGGCAACCTGACGATCAACAAAGTCCCAGTTACGCATTGCCAATTTAGACAAACGTGTAACATATGCAAAAGCATCAATAGTTGCTTCTAGTTCTCCAGAAATGTAATCTAGAACACCAGATCTGAAGTATGACTCAACAGCAGCGATTGTTTTTTGGTTACCACCAAATCTCAAGTCATGTGCTAAAGCATCAACAATTAATCCAATATCTCTATAGCACTTAGACTCTAGATTGCCCCATGCAAGTGTTGGATATTTTTCTTTAACATATCCAAGTGATTCAGACTGAATAAATCCTCTGTTTCTTTCTAATTGGTTTGCAGAGTCAATCCAAGTACCACTTCTTTGGAAGATATTCCTAATCTTTCTGAGATACTTCTGGTTCAGTGATTCTGTCTTGAATTCAAACCATCTACCATAGAAAGTAACACCAGGAACTAGTTGACCATCTTTTGTTGATGGTCCAAGAGGTGGTTCTGCAAATGTAATCTTGTATCCATCAATAGTATATGCAACTCCTGGTTCTTGAATAATACCATCCAGGGTGATTGTCAATGCCTGCTCATTGTATGGAGATACTAAGTTGTTATCTTCATCAACTAAGTTAAATGTCTTGGTTCCTTGTAGATTTCCTCTATCAGAAAAATCACCATCAAATGCACCAGAAATGTAAACTTGCTTTGCTCTGATTTCAGAAGTATTCGTGCTGTCTACAGATACTGAACCAACACCTCTCTCAACGTTGAGATTCTGCATCACAACAATGTTTTGAGAGACAGTTCTCTTTGTATCAATTACAGTTACTTTGTTCTTATTTGGATCCCAAAGCTGTACAATGCTAGTATTCTTAGTAAATACATCTTCGCTCATTCTAGACTGCGAAGAAGTTTCAATGTTAACTTCACCAAACAGTTGGAAACCAGCAGGGTGAGTTGTGTCCTTAATCAAATCACGCCAAACATTGATTGGAGTATTTGACTCTACAACATATGAATAATCTTGGTAGTAATATGAATCAGTAATTCTCTGATTTTGATTGCTTAGTTTTCCATAGTCAGACTCATAGTAACCTAGGTTATCATAGAAAGTCTTGATTTGAGGCGAGAATTCTGTATAATCAATAGATTCAATAGTTGCTGTTTTGTTTCTAGAGAGACCAATCACGTCTTGATTTTCTCTAAAGATGCCTTCTACTCTATCAACAACTAGTACGTTGGATCCTTTTCTCCAAGATGTTACTCTTGCTCTAGCAACTTCAACACCACCAGATCTTTGAACAATCGTTTCTCCAACAATAAAAGCGTCTTTTACAAAATTAGAAACTACAAAGATATAGTTTGATCTAAACGAAGACTTGAGAGTTTGATCATTATGGAATGCTCCACCATTGTTGATAATTCTGACATTTCTTGGAACACCAATGTCCTGACTCTGCAGGAAGCAATTTACATCAGATTCAGCAATAGTAATAGTTGGAGCAGTTGTGTAACCAGATCCAGCATCATCAATAATGATGCCCGTTACTTTGCCAGCATCAACAATAGGTGACAGAATAGCATTTCCATCAACTACAACAATAGGTGTGTTATAATTACTGCCTACATTGTCAACAGTTACACTAGAGATTCTTCCATCTTCAATTTGGCAGGTTGCCTTTGCAATAAGAGTTTCGGTTGGAATGATACCCTTTACGACAGGAACTCTCTTATAGTTTCCACCAATATTTGTAATTTTTACAGTATTGATTTGACCAACGGAGAAAGGAGACTTGGAGATATACTCCATAGATCCACTACCATCATGTGGTGCTGCAATTTCTGTAGAATACAAGATAGAATCGGAAGTAACATATAGTGTAGTCTTTTCTCCCTGCAAAGGATCGTTGACAACATTAAAATATGATCCTTCCGAAGATACATTTCCGTTCTTGTCAAAATAGAAGTATCTAACGAAAGGAACTTCCTTCTTTGTGCTATAATTGTTAGAGGAGATTCTTGATCCAAAACCAAGTTTTAGATCAACAATGTTTCCAGAAGAAGTTTTTTCTGGTGTAACTAGATTTAAATTAATACTTGGTGAAATATCAAAGTTCACACCAGTCATTGATGAGTGAGAAACATCAAAATTGTATTTGTAGAACTTCTTGACATCAATAACTGGATTTCTTGTGAACGTAGTATTATTTTCGGAGAATTCAAATAGTAATTGTGGTTCTCCAATAGTTACAATCTTAACTAGTCTCTGATCTACACTTTGATCAAAGAAAACAGAACCTAGAGACAACTCATTGATTGAAGATAGGGTTTCTGCATAATCATAGACAAACACTGCTTTCTGTGTTGCTGGGTCATATGACAATACAATAGCGTCAGAAGCATCAGATCCAACTTGATATCCAGATGTAAGATTATAGCCAGGATCGTAGATAGTAACAGCAGCACCATTGAAGTGGTCTACTGCAAATGTGTCAAACTGTGCTCTCTCTACTGTAAGAGCATTATCGGTTCTGGAAATTACCTTGACAATTTCACTGCCAATTCTCAGATAGTCATTTGTAGTAATACCAATGCCACTATCAACATTCAATACTGCATTTTGAATTGAGAATCCAACATGATCAACACTTAACTGTAATCTTGGTGTTGTAGAATCAGTTTTTATTAGGGCAGTATCGCCAACTGTTAGAAGATCAAACTTAGAGTATCCAGTTCCTTTATTTGTAATATCAACACTGGTAACTGATCCTGATGCAGATACGACAATGGTTGCTTCAGCACCACTTCCTGTTCCACCAGACAATGCAATGCCAGTGTATGTGTTTGGCGTGTAGTCTTCACCACCATTTAAAATAGCAACTCTTCCAATTCCATTATCGCTGAGAACCCTGTCTACACCTGGGGTTTCAAAGGTTGCTTCTTGATAAATTCTCTTCCTTACATAGTAAGTTGTAGTTGTAGTAGCATCGTCTGGATTGATGTCAATTGTAATTTTTTCGTTGACACCAACACCATGTGCATCTGCAGTTCTTAATAGAGCTACATTGTCAGTAATTCTAAAGATAGGTAGATCTTGACTTAATGGAGTGAGTGAGAAGATCTTAGATCCAGTTGTATTGATAAGATCAGAACTGCTGAGGAAAAGATCATCGGATACCGTAAATACTCCTGTCAAAACCTTGACTTTTACAGTATTTTGTGCTGTAGTTCCTTCTAAAACTTCACCAGTTGCTACGGGGGCATTTACACCATCAGAGAGTGATAGTGTAGCACCTTTTGTGTATGATGAGTCTTTGTCAAGCAGAATTGACAATACTAGAGTTGTTGATGAAAATACTCTAGAAGAATCAAACACACCAGTGACATTGCGGATTGCTAGTTTGTTTGCTGTGAATACATTACCAACAATCTCACCTGTAGCACCAGTTCCTTGCTGGATAATAGTGTCTCCATCAAACAAGTATGCATCTCTAACTAGTTCAATGAATAGGCACTTGTTTTGTTGAGACTCAATTGCAGAAACTTGTCTTCCTTTTACGGATTCTACCTCACCCTCTGCACCAGATCCACCAGTTTGATTGTCATCAATAATTAACTCAGATCCGACTGAGTAAACTGACGTTCCTCCTGATACAACAGCAGAAGAAACACTACCTCTAATTACATCATCAATTATAGCAATAGTTTGATCGCCGTTCTTATCAATATCACTAGTTCTCAAACGGTTTGCACCGACAGGAAGATCATCCTGTGAAATTGGTGAATTGTAGTTTGAATCTAGTGGCAGCGAATAATAGTTTTCACCAACAATATATGGAAACTCAGGAACATTAGTGGCACTTACTGTAATAAAGTATGCATATGTTCCTTGTGGAAATTCTGGTGTAACACAAAATCTACCATTATTTTCATCCAAAGAACCAGATCTATCAACATATGTGTAGTCGTTTATAAACGTACCTAAAGGATATGTGATAGTATTAGGACCATTATCTCTAGAAATGTTTCTAGAATAACTTGTAGTCATTCTAACAATAGAACTAGATGGGTCTACAGCATCCGAAAAACCATAAGGACCATAAATGGGGTTGCCATCATAAGCAAATCCAAGAATAGGAGAGTGAGTAGATCCATTGTCATTCGCTCTTAGTGTAACGGGTGACGCATAGTAAGCATATCCAGTTCCACGAGATGGAACAAAATTTTGGAAGAAGTAACCATTATCCGAATCAAGAACTGAAGAATTTTTATTGTAGCGGTCTTTTCTCCACTCTTTAATATCAGCAGTAGCAGTTGCATCAGAACCAACAGCAATGATGTCTACGACTACGTTCTCCTGTGTATAGAAGCTACCACCATTGACTTTTGTAAATCCAGTGATTTCACCAGAAGTTGCAATTTCAGCAGTATAGTCAGCGAAACGACCTTTGCCAGCATTATCAGTAATTCTTACCTCTGGGGGAGATGAATAATACTCACCTGCATTATCAATTACAATACTGGTAATTTCTCCATTGGTAACAACTGCTGTTGCTTGTGCATATCTGCCAGAAACAATCTCTACAGTAGGAGTTGCAGCATAATTACCAGGAGTATCAACAATTACAGACTCAACTACCTGACCAGCAAGTCTAGTTCTTGCAAGATTTGCTACACCATCAATAAGAACAAATGGTTCTCTTTGATATCCTCTACCTCTAGCAGTTACATTAATCTTTTGAATTGGACCATTGAGGACAACATCTTCGTCCTTATATCCTAAGAAAGGAATACCGTTTGTAGCAATACCGACATCTCTGTACTTAGTCTCATAAATCTCAGTTGTTGAGATTGGATTCTTTCTAATGATTCTAAGCAACTTCTGATCTTGGACATCTGCTGGAACAGTTGCAGATGCAGAAATGATGTCATGTCCAGGGAATCCAGATGAGGTAATATAGTATCCCTCACCATCTTCAAAAATTGCAGAAACGTTTGCATTTAAATCTGCAATAGATGCAGACAAACCAGCATGATTTTGAGATGCTGGGACAGAAGCAGTGGTGTCCCACCTTAGATTATTCTGAGCATCAAAGATCTTGACATCATTGGTCAAAAATCCTGGTTCTGAAATTTCTAAACGTTCACCTGGGTTTGAGTGTGGATGCTGAGAGGCAGTCTCTGTAGCGTACAAGACGCCATATACCAGCAGACTTACACCAGATCCAGAAACGTTAGCACCATAGGTTACAGGCGATCCTACAGGGTATGTGCCAGTTCCTGTTCTGGTCTTGAGAACAAACTGATTGACGTTCTTATCTTCAAAAGTAAAAGTCTCACCACCGATTTGGAACTCACCAGTCTTCTTCCACCCCATCGTAGAGAAGACATTGATTCTATCGCCAGATACTACGGAAGCATCAACTAGTTCTGTAAGTTTGGTTCTTGCTGCAATAGAAAACTTGCCATTTACGGATTGTTCTGATAGAATGAGATCATAGAGATCTTCTCCATCAAATTTGCCAGCATACTTAACGTTGTCAACAACTGCTTCAGCGTAGTCACCGACTACGTTTTGGACGATTCTCTTACCGATCAGACTCTCTGCTGATCCCGAAAGAATCTTCACTTTCAGGGCATATACATTAATCCAATTAGAGTCAGATGACTTGAGCGTAAAGTCTCTTGGATAAGAAACCTCTGGATTTGGATCATTATCAATCAGACACTTGAACAGGAACTTAATTGAATTGTCAGTTCCCTTTGATTGATAGAATGTAGCAATATTTTTGATTAGAGTTCTCTTGTCAACTCCCTCTTTTAGATATGCTTCTGGGAAATCGCTTAGATATTGCTTCTCAAAGCTTTTGACTAGAGAATATAAGAATAGGTTGCTAATATTTTGTACAGTAGATCCAGCAACGTGATCTGCTGCCTGTGTTGTAGTGAAAACGCTCTCGGTATACAAATCACCTAGAGTTGTGTTGCCACTGACACCACGACTTACCTCTAGGAACTGAGTATCGGTTCTTTGCTTATAGAAACAGATCTCGTCGTCAATTTTGATGTAACCACCATTCTTTGGGAACGAGGTTGCATCGGATACAGTAATAGTATTGTCTGTCTTCTGAGTAAATCCGATTAGTGTTGTTGACTGCTTAAGAACATTCTTCTCGTAGAAGTCAATATCACGATATGTCTGGATATTAGAAATGATATCCAAGGGTTGACCTTGGATTTCTAGTTGCTCATAATACTTTTGTACGAACTTACTAAAAAGTTCATACTCTTCATTGATGAAGTCGGGTAGTTGAGACTCAACTAGGAACGAGATTTTATTAGCAGTCTTAAGCATCTACTACTACTCTTTGTATGCTACAAATTTACTCTTTGATACATCTACGTCTAGATATACCTCACGCTTGACTTCAATGTCTTTCTTCGCGGGTTTAACTCTCAGTTCAACACGGTTGTCTGAGAACGAACCTTTTAAGATAGTAAAGTCATACAGCATAATTTCACCTTTGGCATAATCAATATCGCCAATAGAATCATTCAGGAGAATTTTTTCTCCAGTCGTGGGATCTAGTCTATATAGGACCATTTTGCCTGCCCTATCCTCAAGATACGTTGTGTAGTTTGGATACTCAAAGACAGTCATTCCAGTGGAAGAAGCAACAGGTCCGTCACAATCTTCTAGGAATGCATTTTGGTAACAAATCTCATAATATGATGTAGAATTGATTTGTGCGTAAAAATCTTTTCTCATCATGATAGTTGTGCTGTTAGAATTGACAGCACGATCAGATCCATCAATAACACCGATCATTTTGCTATAACGGAACTTACCGTTGAACTTCTCGGTTGACGATGATTTGAGATACTCCTCAACAGCAGATGTTGCTTTTGCTGCTACCTGAGCAGGGAGGAGAGTTGTCTTTGATCCATCATAGTAGATTGAACTGTCAATCTCAATGTAGAGGATAGATGGATCAATAAATTCTGGTTTGACTGACGCAACAGTATATTGTCTTAACTGTTGTCCAAGTTGAGTCTTGGTGTAAGACGACAACGATGCTGCTTCTTCTGGTTTGACTGCGATGAAGACCTTGCCATATGCTGGTGGTTCTTGATCCTCACCACCAAAGACGATGATGTCACTAACAGCGGGATAGAGATTTCTAACAATTGCAGAATAATCTGCAGATGTTACTGCTCTATTTTGCGATCCGTAGAATTTTGGAGCGTTGTATTTGATCTTCGCAATGCTCTCAATATCCGCTCCACCAGTCGCATTTTCAACTGTTGAAATATTGTTAATATTAAATGGAACTACGACTGCTTGGTTGTTCTCGTCAAATAGAATTCCATTAAAATTAAAGGTTTTTGCACCGTTAGTTGCAGGACCATTTGTCACCACATAACTGATTTCAACAACCTCACCATTTTCTAATTTTCTTCCTAAAATTCCATCACCGAAAAATAATTCATAAGTTTCGTCTTCCATCTCATTAATGAAGAAGACTTTATCATCAGTGCCAACATCCAAAATGTTGTTTGCCAATGAGTAAGTGTCATAAACGCTTGAAGTTGTGGATTGATAGACTCTTACTTTTAGAGTGTTGGTATCAACCGCAGCGTTCTCAATTCTAAATCTCTGTGACTTCTGTGCGGTGTTGACTGTGGTTCGTGTTGTAACTAGTGAACCTTCATAAAGATCAATGTCACTGAACGATGCAACACCGTTCACAACTTCCGCTCTTACATCTTCATTGACGATGAAGCGGTAAATGGTATTATCATAATTTGAAATAAATCCACTTCCTGCTTTTAGAATCGTAGCAGCAGGTGGATTGTTTGGAAAACTAACTTCAAAATCAATAACTGCCTTTGGTGATGTAATTGACTTGGGACTGTAACCCAGTTGCTTTGCAAGAGACACAACATTGTCTCTCAGGGTTGCCGAGTCCAAGAACAACTCATTCACCACCATGTTCGTATTGAACGCAGTGTAATAAGTGTTATATGCCAATACATCCAGCAATTGACTTAATGCCGATGCCTCAAAGTCATAATCAACAAAATCAGACTGAGCTCTCATGTAATCTTTGAGAGCAGTCTTGATTTCGTTAAAGTCTAAATTGTTTAACTGGGTATATGGCATTATCTCGTCCTTGCAAGGAAGAATTCTACGTTAGTGGGTGGTACATCAGATCCTCGGATCTCATATGTCATCTCAACGTCAAATCCGTTGTCGTCAAAGTTTGGAATCGTATTGACGGACAACACATTAATTCTTGGTTCAAATCTCGCTAAGGTATAACGAATGCTGCTATTGACTTGAGCAGCAGTACCATAGTCTAATGGTTCAAACAAATATGATCTGATATCTGATCCATACGTAGGGTTAAACAATCTTTCGCCCTTGTTTGTCAATAAGACATTTACAATTGCTTGCTTAATGGCAACAGCATCCTTACTGACAACTAAGTCATCAGTAACAGGATGCTTCTTAAATGCAATATTCAAATCCCGAAATGAGATTGGTGAGGTTGCCATTTAACGCCTACGAGGTCACTAGTTATTTAGTGCCTTCAGTCCAACGTTCTACAAAATCATCAAAACCGCCAGCACCACCACAAGGACGACTCATGCGATCCTGAGGAATGTCATAAAGTTCTTCCTTACGCTTGTTACGATTTCTCTTTGCTGCCAAGTCTAGATAGCGATCACTATCAGTCTCAGTGATGAGAGTCATGCCCTCATCAATAAAATCTTTACTTTTATCTACTGGTGAGTTACCCATGATTTCCTCCGTTACTTAGTATCTAGGTTCTTAATCTCATACATGTAATGATCAGACGTTTCTAGTTTACGTTTATTCTCAACCGAATACACTGTCAGATCAATTTCATAACCAGGGTTCTTCTCAATCCTATCAAACACCCATGCATTATCGTACCAAATGATACGATTGTTAGGATATGCGTAATAATTACCAGTCTCTACCTTAAACAGGTGAGCACACTTATGCTCAGGTGTCTCGGAGAAGTTTAAGTCTGGGACACCCTTGTTCTCCCATGACCAGTCCAGAGTGAACATATACTCACCTAGGACTTTCTTGTTATCTGGTCGGATTAGTTCTGCTTGAAGACCAGCAAGACGATGGCGTCTCTGCACGTCCACATAGGGCGAGAAGCAGTCCCAGTACATAATGTCCTCTAGGGGTTCTATCTCAGCGTCAGGACGCCAGCAGAAGGCATGTAGAGGTCTCCTGGTCCAGTTCACACCATTCTCTAGGAATGCCTCAAACAAAGGCACTCGTTTCTCAATACTTGCAACGCTATGAACGTCACATTTCGTTACTTCCCCATGTCCTTTCTTGTGATTAAACAAGAACTCATTACGCATGTAACAAGACCAGTCGGGGAGACTATGATTTAGATACGCCAATCTCTTTCTCCTGGGAAATAGTAATCAGTTAGTTCTACGTTAGCAGGAATATCCTTAATAGCGTAGAGTTTACCCGTGTCCTTATTATAGGCAACATTCGGGTCATGTGAGTGATTTATATAATACTGAGGACTTAATTTATCCAGATCACTATCAATCCAGAATCCATCCTCATCGCAATACGTTAACGTCGCTAGTCTTTCGCGGATGCGTGGATCAACTGCCGTCCATAACACGTACTCGGTCTTAGAAGGCGTAAAGATACACGTGTCCTTAGGTATATCAGTTATAGAAAAAACACCCACCCCGTCACAGACTTTACTGGGAGCGAGATAGGTGTAGAGATTTAAAGAATACATTCGGAGATTTTCGGCGTTTTCGGCGTCCCGCTCCTCAGAGTTATTTACCCTGACCACGATACTTCTTCTTAGCCTTGTTACGACTCGTAGCAGCATACTTTGTATTCTTGCTGCTTCCCTGACGAGTACACTTTGGAGTGGACTCAATCATCTTGTTGCCCATAAGACCAACTTTTGCTCGTGCCATACTTAATTACTCTGTAGGTGTAGGTGTAGGTGGGTTTGTACCAATCCTTATTGTAGGATAAAGTGTCGGAGAAGTCAACCCAGTGATTGGGCGAGGGTTTGGAACAGCGGGTGGACCTGCCATACCATCTCCTGTAACGGTTACCAATTTGCCTTCCATGAATACGCTAGTATTCTGTACTGGCGTGATAGAAGGTCTCGGAAGCACTGGATTGCCAATCGGAGGGTTACTGTAGGGAACTGGAGGGTGTGTTCCCACAGACGTTGCTTGATTTATAATGATCACTGGAACAGGTGCGTCAGTCCCCTCTATAGTGGTCATGACTGTCGCTAATGGTTCGGGTATACCTCCAATTACCAACGGAGGATAAACCTCCCCGTTAGGACCAATAGAGACCGTATCAACCATCCCAATATTTGCAATCTCACCCGTCACTGGATTTGTCATTCCTTAACTCCTCTACTGCATTATGTAGATCGTCAAGCGTCTCCGCTATAGTCTTGTAGTTCTGGCATTGGGGAGGCTTGTACATCAACTGGGGGCGTTCTAATGATGACACCCTCTTCTCCACCGTCGTCAACCTCTCGGACAGCGACTGGAGTAACTCGTTGTACTTCTGCATTATCAATTGGTTGTCTAGAGGCATCATCTAATCCTGCGAAACGTCTTGCTGCTGCTCCTTCAAACTGATCGCAAAATGCATCAAAGTTCGCAAGGATCTTTTCATACATGCTTGGATCATATTCTTTTGTCATGGTTTGCCAAATCCTCGGGGTAGGTTGGGTACAGGTGAGTCCGCTCCAGGGAATCTCACAGATAGTTCTACATCCTGAACTTTCTTTTCTAGATCTAGAAGTCTTTGTGCCATTTCCTCAACGACACTCACAAGACGCTCAAGTTGTCTCTCATGGATCGCTACCATGAACATTGGATCCTGTCTGAGCTCTTGCATCGCTCTTGCAGATTCATCAAATTCTGGTGCGCCTCCAGGTAAGATCGTTTCCTCAGTAATTACGAGGTTCTCAGAAGGGTTTTCAGTCATAATTTTTTTGGGGAAATTTTTTAGTTTCACGGGGAATTACATAATGAATTCTACCATAATATTTAGAGGTCGCTGGGATACTTTTGTAGGTTAGGGTAGTTTGGGTTTTTTGGATTCGCTAGCGGCCCTAGTACACCCATACTACCCATAAAATACTGTCCGAACTGTGGTAGTATGCCTGTACTCTGCCCCGCTCAGGCGAGGCAGCAACCCTCGGGGGCGAACCCTGTGAGCAGTCGGTAGGAGTAGGCAAAGGCGAGGGCGTTCTCCTCCACGGGGCGACCCATGCGACCCTGCATCTCACAGCGGGGCAGACCCTCGCTGTCGTAGTGGAAGCACACAGGGGCGTTAGTGTGGGACTGACCGATCCAACCGTCTGCCCAGGGTTGGGGTTCGGGCAGGATCTCGCGGTATTCTTGGATAATGGCATCCAGCAGGGGCAGGGGGAGAACGAACCACTCGCCGCCGCCCTGCTGCTGTGTGTAGAACTTGCGGTAACGCTTGGGGACGCTGTGGTCCATGCCGTGCAGGGTGCTGTGTCCCATCTCTTGCAGGCGGGCATGGATTCGTGCCTCTGCTCTGCCTACGTTGGTGACAGGCAGCAGGGCATGGTAGGTCGTGTCCCCATCGTTGGAGGTGCGGTGGTTGCCCAGCACCTTGAACGCCTCTGCCTCGCCACCTGATGCCAGACCGACCTTAACAGCGACCCACTCGCTGCTGTCTGCTGTGATGGAGTTGGATGCAGAGACCATGAAATAGATCACCCCCTCACCCTTGGGTTGCTTGCCCACCTGCTTGCCCTGCTTGGACTTGGTGGAGAAGGTGTGGTTGGCGGGGAGTTGCTTCGCGGGCATGTCGTGCCTGTCGTTGATGGAATTATAGACGCTGGGG